AAATGATAATTTATTCAAAGGGTTATCTACGTTTGCGGTGGAAATGTCTGAATTGCGTGTGATATTAAATATGGCGGATAAGAATAGTCTAATTTTAGGAGACGAATTATGTTCAGGAACAGAACATGATTCAGCAGTCAGTATTTTCGTATCAGGACTAGAAATGTTACATAAGAAGCAGACAAGTGCAATATTCGCGACTCATTTGCACGAAATTGTTCAGTTTGAAGAGATAGAACGTATGAAAAACATTGATATAAAACACCTGACTGTTTCGTATAACAAAGAAAAAGACGTGTTGATTTATGACAGGAAATTAAAAGACGGTCCAGGGGAAAGTATGTATGGTCTAGAAGTATGTAAATCATTGCATTTGCCGGATGAATTTTTAGAGAATGCGTACGCTATACGAAGAAAGTATCGGAAGGAGGAAGAAGGTGGTTTATCTAAAAAGCAATCGCATTTCAATAGTAAGAAAATAATGAATACATGTGAAGTATGTAAAACGAAGGTTGGGCAAGAAGTACATCATTTACAACATCAAGAAAAGGCGGACAAGAATAACATGATAAATCGAACGTTTCATAAAAATCATCCGGCTAATTTACTGACGCTATGTGAAGGATGTCATCAGAATATTCATAAAAGTGGAAAACAACATAAAAAGGTGAAAACGAGTATTGGAATCGAAATTGTAGAGTTGGAAGAATAAAATCTTTGGACAAGAAGAATAAAATCTTTGGACAAGAAGAATAAAATCTTTGGACAAGAAGAATAAAATCTTTGGAAAATATATACAATGAACAATTCTTCTAATTATCTATTAAAAATAGTCATATTAGCAATTGTAATCATAACAGTTGGTTTATTAGTGCATGTAAATATGAATATGAATATGGATATATCCGCATTAAAAAGTGTATTCGATAAAGTAGGACCTCAGATGTTATCGGTAGCTATAATAATAATTGGACTCATTGTTTTTTTCGCAATTGTTGAATTAAAAATGACACCAATAAAAGACCAACAAGTACAAAAGGTAGTAAATATAGAGGCTTTTGACAATAACGCCAATAATGATAACGGTTTTTGTAAAACACATGAAGGAGACCGAAATAAATTACAAGAGAGTTGTAGTAAAATGACCAAGGATAATTGTTTAGCAACATCGTGTTGCGTATATGCATTAATGGATGGAAAAGAGCAGTGTCATTCAGGTGATATGAATGGCCCCACGTTCAAACGTGATAAAAACGGAAAGACGAAAAATATAGATTATTATTATTTTAGAAATAAGTGTATTGGTACTGGTTGTAAATGATATGGTGTAATATAACTATTACTTTAAAAAATTGATTTATATATAATTTAATAATCTATATATAATTCAAGATGATTATACCTGTAAAGTGTTTTACGTGCGGAAAAGTGGTTGGTAATAAATACGAATATTATCAAAAAGAAGTAAGAAAGTTGAAAATGGCGAGAGGAATGGAAGTAGATAAGGTCGTATATTTGACCGAAGATTTTGTAGATAAGACCCCTGAAGGAGAGGTTTTAGACAAATTGGGCTTAAATAAAATGTGCTGTAGAAGACATTTATTAACTCATGTGAATATAGAATAATTTCTAGTTATAGTATATAAATGGTAAAATCAGTAAGAAAGAGAAATACAATGAAAGTGAGTAAAAAGAGTCGCTCAAATAAGAAACATCACACAAACAAAAAGAAATCAATGAAAAGTAAAAAGATTTTTTTGCGTAAAATTAACAAACGCGCAAGAACATCAAGACACCATACAGCACATAAACGTCATGTAAAGCACCATAGTCATAGAGGACATCATAATACTCATAGAGTACATTGTGGTGGAGCAAAGAAAGGAAAGCGTATGTATGGAGGTATGGTATCAAGTCCAGCCGCAGGACCTGTAGGATATTCGTGGGAAGGAGGTAATGAAGCGACTTGGCCAGGCGTAGGTGCAAATCATGGTATCAATACTCAAGGAGCAACAATGTCAAACCATTTTGCCCTAAGTCCCAATGGTATAGCCGTTGGAGGCATTGAACCGGCTCGTTCAACGAGTGACGACGTAAATATGAACAGTTCTATGAGCGGTGGAAAAGGAAAAAAAGGACGCAAAGGAAAAGGTGGTAATATGAAAGGAGGATTTTTCCAAGAAATTGTAAATTTAGGAAGAGGAGCACAATATGGGGTAAATGGTGGTTATTTTGATTTAACAGGAAAGCAACAATCACTAAGTCAAAATCCTTATCCAATGGATCAACCGATAAACAAAACGTCCTCTTTTATTGGGGGAACGCCTCCAGACGTGGAAGCAATATATAAAAATGCTAATATGAATGCGGCTAGTGCATAAACGAATACAAATGAACCTGAAATAAATAATTTTTTCTTCAAATATATCATAATGTTGCGTTCATTAAAAAAATTATGTACGCCTGCTATGATATATTTCGTCATCAGCGTTTCCACTCTTTTAGTGATGATTTTTTCGAATATGGGAAATACAGATCGTTTTTGTATGGGAGAATATGAATGCCCTGTAGATAACGTTTTTGTAATTTACATTATCAAAATGGCTTATTTGTTGTTTGTAACAGTGATTCTCGATTCTCTCTGTAAAAATGGATACGCAGGTATTTCGTGGTTTCTAGTATTCTTTCCCATCCTATTTTATTTTGTAGCACTTGGACTATTTATGATAAGACAAAATACTATATTGGTTATTCAAGAACCAAGACAATAATAGAAAAATGAAATTATAGTCATGATATAGTCATGATATAGTCATGATATTTACAACATTTCTATTATAATTTAATTAATATGTTATCGATTAGATTATAAAAAAATATACTTATGATATATTATAATACACATGAGCATAAAATATAACACAGCTACCTGGAATATTATTGAAAAGTTTTTTTATGACAATCCACAAGTATTAGTAAAACATCATATCGACTCTTATAATGATTTTTTTCGAACTGGTATGAAAAGCATATTCAAAGAAAAAAATCCAATTGTTCTCCAAAAAGAACAAGACCCGAATACAAAAGACTTCAAATATAGGTGCGAATTATATTTAGGTGGTAAAGATGGTTCAAAAATATATTATGGAAAACCAGTAATATATGACGATAATCGTGAGCATTTTATGTATCCAAATGAAGCACGTTTAAGAAATATGAACTATGGACTAGCGATTCATTATGATTTAGAAGTAGAATTTAAAATAATGGGCGGCGACGGAAAAATACAAGAATCGAGTATAACCTATGAAAAACTATTCTTAGGTAGATTTCCAATCATGCTTCAATCTGATTTATGTATATTAGATGGACTGAATAGAGAAGTTCGGTACAATATGGGAGAATGTCGTAATGATTATGGAGGTTATTTTATTATTGACGGTAAAGAGAAGGTGATTATCAGTCAAGAAAAGTTTGCAGACAATATGCTTTATATTAGAGAGAATTACAATGATATATACAGTCATGGTGCCGATATAAGAACCGTATCAGAAGACGCATCAAAGCCGGAAAGAACATTGTCAGTTAGGATTGTAGCTCCAACATCACAACAATCAAATAACCAAATTGTTGTAAATATACCCAATGTAAGAAAACCAATCCCATTGTTTATTTTATTTCGCGCACTCGGTGTAACATCCGACAAGGAAATTATAGAATATTGTCTATTGGATTTAGATGCGAATAGTTCCATGATTGATCTGTTCATTCCATCTATTCATGATGCAGGTAAGATTTTTACACAAGAGACTGCACTAGAATATATCAAAACATTTACCAAGGGACATACAACCAATTACGTATTGGATATTTTGATGAATTACTTCTTGCCAAATATTGGCGAATTGAATTTTCAGCAAAAGGCGTATTTCTTGGGATACATTGTAAATAATTTGCTCCTTGTATTTACCAAAATGGAAGCACCAACTGACCGCGACAGTTTTAAATTCAAGCGTGTTGAAGTACCAGGAATGTTATTATATGATTTATTCAAAGAATATTTCAAGTTACAACAAGATAATATCAAATTGCGTTTAGATAGTGAATATAATATGAAAAAGTCCAAAACCATTTATCAAAACGAGTCATTCAAAGATTTAATTACCAATAATTATGAACGTATTTTTAATGAGAGAGTCGTAGAGGATGGGTTTAAAAAAGCATTCAAGGGGAATTGGGGCGCAGAAGAACATACCAAGAGATTGGGGGCAGTTCAAGGTTTGAATAGATTGTCATATAACAGTTTTATCTCTCATCTAAGAAAAATTAATTTGCCTATGGACTCAAGTGCAAAAGTGGTGAAGCCGCGATTATTACACGGATCTCAATGGGGAATTATTGATCCGGTAGATACACCAGATGGTGGTAATGTAGGGTTTCACAAACATATGGCTATTTCTACTCATATTACGAGCGGATGTTCTAGTTATCCTATGATGAAATTTATGAGGAGCATATGTCAAATGAAATTACTAGAGGAATGTAGTAATAAATATTTATTTAGTGCTACCAAAGTGATTATCAATGGTAGTTGGATTGGTGTCATCACTACTCCTCAAGAAACAATTCGACTTGTAAAGAAATACAAACGCAATGGATTAATGTCGATTTATACAAGTATCAGTTGGAATATCAAAAAGAACGAGCTTATTATTTTTACTGATTCAGGTAGATTATGTAGGCCGGTTTTTTATGTGGATGAGAAGAAGACCCCTAGTTTCAAGCGAAAAGAAGTTTGGGAAAAAATAAACAGCAATACCTTTACGTGGTCCAATTTAATTAGCGGTTTTGCTAAGAAAATAGATGTGAATTATGATGTAAATACATGTAAGATATATAAAATCAACGAATTATATGATACTGATGATTTTAGCAAGTTAGAAAACACAGAAGGAATTATAGATTATTTGGACACTGCTGAAGAAGAAACCGCACTTATATCTACGGATTATGATATGGAGCAGAATAAATCATATACTCATATTGAAATTCACCCATCTTTAATATTAGGTGTAATGGGGAACCAGGTTGTTTTTCCGGAGAATAATCAGTTACCGAGAGATTTGTTTTTCTGTGGTCAAGCAAAGCAAGCAGTTTCACTTTATCATTCAAATTTCTTTTCACGAATTGATAAAATGGGAGTTGTATTAAATTATGGCCAAATGCCGTTGGTCAAAAGCAGATATTTACAATATATCAATAATGAAGAGCATCCTTATGGAGAAAACGTAATTGTAGCAATTATGGTATATGGTGGATATAATGTGGAAGATTCTATATTGTTTAACGAGGGGTCATTAAAAAGAGGTATGTTTCGAACAACTTATTACAACATGTACGAAACACGTGAAGAAAGTTCGAAAGTAGGCGATAATACAGTCGATACACATTTTCAAAATATAGAGGATTCAACGGTCGAAGGAAAAAAATATGGATATGATTATAGTGATTTGGATAAATATGGTCTAGCAAAAGAAAATACAGAAATGGATGATAAAAAGGTCATTATTGGAAAGGTCAAATCGAACCTAGAAAATCCGAACATTAGTATAGACGCGTCAGTGTATCCCAAGAAAGGACAATTAGGATTTGTAGATAAAACATTTATGACAGAAGACGAAGAGGGTTTTCGATTAGCAAAAGTGAGAATTCGTGAAGAGAGAATTCCTGCGATTGGAGACAAA